AGTGTTAGATGTTAGTGAACGAACATTATGGAGATGTGATGCTGGTATTATAATCCACTCAAGTGTACCTAATGTAGGACCAAGACCACGAATTAATATATCTTATGGATTTTTAATGCCAAAATAATATGAATGTACTAATCTATGATATTGAAACACTGAAAGAACTGTTTCTTATTGTTATATACAATCCAGAGAGTGATGTAACATACGAGTTTCAGGTGAGTAAGTGGACCAATCAACTAGATGGATTCATTAGATTCACTGAACAACATGATGATCATTATTGGGTTGGCTACAATAACCTACGCTTTGATAGTCAGGTTGTTGAGCATATAATTAGAAACTATGAGAATTGGCATGAGTTGAGTGGATTAGAGATATGTGCTATGATAGCACAGAAGGCTGCAGACACAATACATGATGCTAATTATGATGTATTCCCTGAATATAAAGAGGAATGGTTGAGTCTCAAGCAAATAGATCTATTCAAGGTGAACCACTATGATAACAAGAATAGAATGGTCTCACTAAAAAGATTAGAGTTTGAGATGGACTTGGAGAACATTGAAGAGATGCCCATCCATCATACTAAAGAGAACATGACTCAGGATGACATAGCTATAACAATAGACTATTGTCGTAATGATGTTATGGCTACGTATGAATTCTATAAGGTAACAACAGGTAACACTGAGCATCCACTATACAAGGGTAATAATCAGATAGAACTAAGACAAGACATATACGAAGAGTTTGGCATACCATGCTTAAACTATTCAGATAGTAAGATTGGTGATGAGATGATTAAGAAGTTCTATTGTCAAGAGAAGAACATACAATACTCTGATCTACCAAAGAAAGGATTATTTAGAACAGAAGTAAGGGTGAGAGATTGTATTGCTGATTATATATCATTCCAGACACCAGAGCTACAACAGTTCTTAAAGAAGGTTAGTAAAGAGCGTTTGACAATGAAAGATGAATTCAAAGAATCATTAATGTTTTATGAAAATATCTACACATTTGCAAAAGGTGGTCTTCATACAGAGAATAAAGCAAAGGTTTTTGAATCTGATGAAGATCATGAGATTATTGATTGGGATGTATCTAGCTATTATCCTGCTATTATCATTAACAATAGCAGATATCCTGGTCACCTGGGTAAGGAATTCTTACTTGGATATAAAGCAATGTTTGAAAAGAGGTTGGAACTCAAACCAATGGCTAAAAAAGATAAGAAGATAGCAGGTATTGTTGGTGCTCTTAAACTTGCAGTTAACTCTGTTTATGGTAAGTCTAGTGATATGCTGTCTTGGATCTATGATAGACAGTTGACTATGTTTACCACTATTACAGGTGAATTAAGTCTTCTTATGCTCATCGAAGCATATGAATTAGCTGGTATACATATTATATCTGCAAATACAGATGGTGTTACTATTATGGTTAATAAATCATTAATAGATAAGATGCATGAGATAAACAAGTGGTGGATGGATCTAACTAGCTATGAGCTAGAGCGTACAGACTATGCTAAGATTATATTCTCTACAGTAAATGACTACATAGCAATTAAAACCAATGGAGAAATTAAAAAGAAAGGAGATTTCCTTACTGACTTTGAGTTACACAAAAATAAGAGTGCTCGCATTGTACCTATTGCATTGGAGCATTATTATGTTCATGGTGTGCCTGTGGATACCACTATTCGCAATCACACAAATATATATGACTTTGCTCTCAGGCAGAAAGCTAGTAAAGACTTTCACTACGAAGGGCACAGTAAAGAAAAGACAAGAGTCTACAATAAACTTATCAGATATTATGTAAGTAAAACTGGTGAGAAGCTATTAAAAGTTAAGAATGATAACTCAGATAGCACAGCTGTAAATGTATCTCAGGTGGAAGCAGGTGAATGGGTGATGACAGTATGTAATCATCTAACACCAGATCATCCTCTAGATAACATTAATCATGCATATTATATAGAGCGTGCTGAAAGACTGATAGGTAAAATACAGTTTGAAGGCAGAAAACGTAGAGTTATTATTAATCCAAATCAAATGACATTATTCTAATGGACAACAAACATAAAGCAGCAGAATTAGTAATGGAATTCCTACCAATTGTAGGACAAGATCCATATACAGGTATAGATGTAGCTAAAAAATGTGCTAAAGTGGTTACAAAGCTATTAATGAAAGCACAACAACAAGAAGATGTTTATGACTACGATGAAATAGTTGAACACATAGATACATTCTAATGGCAAAGATAAATAGAGAGAACATAGCTGAGCACTTGGTTGATTATCAATTAGAAATGGTTGGTAAGTCTATGCAAGAAGCACATATGACAAAAGAATGGTATAGCAAATGGACCATGACAACAGAACAACATGAAGCATTCAAAGCTTATGCATTACCACTATTAAAAAAGGTGTTTAAATGCAGAAAAGAAAGAGCTGAGGATACATTTAATTGGTTTGATCTGAAGTTTGGTCTACGTATAAAAGATTAAAAAACACAATTATGGGAGCATGTCAATTTAAAGCAAGATATGGTGGTAAAACAGCTGAAGAAGCATATAACAGAGCTTGTGAAGAAGCTGAACAAGAATATGGTCATCAAGATGGATACAATGGTACTATTAGTACTACACATGGATTTAGAGATGAAACAGAAGCATATGGTAAAAGTAAGTTTAATGATGTATCTGCTTACATACGTGACAGATTTGATAGTCATTCTATGAACAAACGTGATTGTTCAGCTATATGTGTTGTAAAACCTGTAAGTAATAAGAACAAGACTAAGTCTCAAGTGGAACATGTAGTTACACCTGGTACCAAGCAATGGGTTCTTAAATATGAAGTGGAGAATCATTTTGAAGATAGAGTGATTGCTTCATGTATGACCAAGGGTGATGCTGTTAAGATGGCCAGAGCATACACAGAGAAAACACAACATTCTACAAAGATTGTAATGCGTAAAGTGTTAATCAAATCTAATCCTGTAGTAGCTAAGATAACATACAAGAAAGCCACTAATGAAAGAGATGGTGAGTGGGTATTCTTTGGTTATGCAGCAGAATAAAACAATATTATATGTTAGGAAGACATCCTTATTTTAAACAAAAACAAACACAGATGCCAGATATTTCAATGTGCAAAGGTGGTAGTTGTCTATTAAGACTAAACTGCCACAGATATACAGCAACAGCTGAAGAACTAGGACAATCATTTTTCTCAGAACCTCCATATAAATTAAACTTTATGTTTGATGAACATCAAGCAGGTCTTGGTGTTGCAACAGTAGGTTGTGCTTATTTTTGGAACAATGAAAAATATGAGAATGAAGGACCAAAATCTAAAAATAATTGAGGATTGGGAGAGAGAATATCTTAAGGATTTCATATATTTGCATGAACAAGGACAGGAATGGGATGAAGCAATTCATAAAGAATTAAATCAGAAACAACCTGCTCGTATCGAAGTAATAGACACAGACAAAATCCTAGAGAAACACAATGAACCTTACGCTAACGTTCTCCCATTTTAAGGAACTAACTAAAGCTGGTTACAGCTTAGATATGTTATGTTTCATAACACTTGTTGAAGAAGGCAATGATGTAGACACAATGTGTGCAGATGATAGCAAAATGAAAATGCTCTATCAAACTGTACGCAGAAAAGGTCTATTGTCAGAGTCAAATAAGATTACCATCATAGGTAAGGAAGTTTTGTCTTTTCTTAATGAGAAGATAGAACAACCTAAAATAATCAAAAAGAAGAAAGAGTCAGACTTTGATAAGTGGTGGAACCAGTATCCAGGTACTGATACATTTACATACAAAAGTCAAGACTTTACAGGTACACGTGGCATGCGTGTAAAGAAGGAAGAGTGTAAACTGAAATTCAATAACATTATTGAAGAAGGTGAATACACATCCATAGAACTCATAGCTGCATTAGAATACGAAATACTGCAGAAGAAAGAGAATTCAATTAAGACAAAAGTCAATAGACTTACATTTATGCAGAACAGTCTCACCTATCTCAATCAGAGGTCATTTGAACCATTCATTGAGTTGATAAGAGAGGGTAAGACAATCAAAGAATCTGCTGAACCAATTAAAGGTATGGATATATGAGTTTTGAAGATTTAAAACGAGAAGTTCAAGCTGGCCTAGATGGTAGGAACAATGGTATACCTATGGGCTTTGAAAGATTGAACAGATATATTGGCATCAGAAAGTCTATGTACACACTGATTGGTGGTCTTACAGGATCAGGCAAGACTAGCTTCTTAGATGATGCATACGTTTTGAATCCATTTGACTGGTATATCAGTCAGAAGACTCCAGAAGTTAAGTTACGTATCATATATCGTTCAATGGAGCGTAGCAGAACATATAAATATGCTAAATGGGTCTCAAGAAAGATATTTCTAGACCAAGGTGTAATCATTCCTGTATCCAAGCTATTAGGTTGGACAGATAAGATGACACATGATGAGCACGATCTGTTCTTGATGTATGAAGACTATCTTGAAAGTATGAAAGAAGTCATTACTATCATGGATGGACCAGAGAATCCATTTGGTATAGCAAAACACTTAAGAGAGCACGCATTAGCTAATGGTGTAATAGAAGAAATAGATC